CATATTCCTCTTTCAGATCCAAGTCTGACTTGAACGGGAAAATCTGAGTGTCGTAGAAGGCCTTAGAATAACCAGGTGTAGTGTCCCAGACGAAATAGCTACCTCCGAGATAAGCCGCCGCGCTATTTGTTCTAGGTGTAATGAATGACGCTGCCAGTGAATGTTCGTAACCCGACTGGGCCGTAGGTATAACAATCTCAGTCGTAGGAATACCAATGCCATTCAAAGCTCCTCTAATGGTAGCATTAGCGTAAGATAGATACGTAAGATACCAACCGGATGCCATCTCCGTGGTGCCAACAAGATAAGCAGTTCCTCTCACGACGGCGGATTTAGGATCAATGTTGAGGTTACTAGCGCCAGTAGTCGGTCCTCCAGGCCTCACTTCAATCTCGAGACTTCGGGCGGTGCAATTTTTCATGTCGCACGCAACTTCCTTCACGGCGCCCGGATCATACCTTCTGTTGACAGGTGCGACCGTAACCACGCCTAAGGAAACAAGTTGAGCATCGGTGAAGAGCTCAGTCCTGTAGTTCACGCTCTTAATAAGAACGCCATCACTAACAACTACCGACTGTTCCTTATAGTTCTGGAGCACACTGGACTGACTGAACGGAAAAACTGGTGCACCTAGAATGTTTTTCAAGCTCAGATACTCTGGCAAAGTAATATCGTAATTCCTGTTGTGAGGATAGTACGAGCCCCTGACGCTAATTGAAGGAACAAAAAAGAGAAAATGCATAGAATAATTGTCCCCAGCCGCGGCATAAATCGACAGCTCGGGCCTACTATCCACTGGAGTGTCGACGACGAAAGAGGCACTAGTCGTCTGTCGATACTTTTGTTCGCCTTCCAATTTAGGCAAAATGTTGAATTTGTAAGGAATTGTCGACGGGAATTGCAGCATAGCCCAATTGCCCTTCTTACTAGTTGAGTCAAATGGACACATACCACTGATGCCATTACCGATCACCTTTGGAACCACTGCACTGTTGGCAAGTCTCTCAGTGGCATCACTCCTGACAAGAAGATCACCATCACACTTGATGGCTAACCTTAAGTCACCACTCCAAGCCGCAAATGGTCCAGCAAACCAAGCAAGGGTACCAGCCATAGGCCTCAGATCAGTAGAAACCGAAGTCCTAGTGATGTAGGCCGCAGAGACGCTCTCGATGTAAGACGCACCAGAGGTGACGGGTGGACTGTAATACATCAAGCTGAATCGCTTCGCAGGCTCGAGAACTGTACTCTCAGTCGGCTTGTACGTTACTTGGGCGTCAGGCTTCTTCTCAGAACCGGCCTCAACCCTCACTTGAGCTTTATCAAACTCAGCATTGGTTAACTCGGGTGACTTCAACATCTGAGGAATGAACGAGTAATCGTCGCTC